CTAAGTTTTGTAGATGCACAAAAGTTATTTATAGAGACTTTAGCCAGGGATGGTGAATGTTTAGTTAAACACGTAAAGACAAAAGACAATCCATACAACTATTCAATACAGTTTATAGAATCAGACCATTTAGACGAAGAATACGATTACAAGTTAAAAGATAACGTAACTATTCGCATGGGTGTTGAAGTAAACGGCGTAGGTAAACCGCTTGCATATCATTTATTCAAACAACACCCTTACGACTCAGCGCAATACAGCACTGTCCATTCACAAAAGTACACCAGGATCCCTGCGGAAGAACTAATACACGCCTACATACAAGAACGACCAGAAATGACTCGCGGTGTACCCTGGACATCAACAGCAATGGATAAAATCCATACACTTAATGGTTACAGACAAGCAGAATTAACAGCATCTAGGTTAGCGGCCTGCAAAATGGGTTTCTATGTTTCTCCTGGCGGCGATGGTTATCTGGGTGAAGACTTTGAAGATACCTATTCACCAATTATGGAAGCTGAACCAGGAACATTTGAACAGCTACCTAGCGGCATGGACTTCAAATCTTTTGAACCCAATCACCCTACATCTGCATTTGATGACTTTGAAAAGGCAATACTACGCGGCATAGCTAGTGGTTTAAATATTAGTTATCACTCATTAGCAAATGATCTTAGTTCTGTTAACTATAGTTCTATACGCGCAGGATCTTTAGAGGACCGCGCACAGTTTGGCGTTATACAAGAATTTGTAATTTCACATTTTATAGAGCCAATATTTAGAGAATGGCTTGAAATGGCAATGACTACCAATCAGATCCCTATGCCTATAACGCGTTTTGATAAGTTTGCAGACGCAACTACTTTCATTCCAAGATCCTGGAGTTATGTAGATCCACAAAAAGAGATCCAGGCAAACATCATGGGCCTTAAATCTGGCCAGGTAACAATGAGCGACATCCAGGCCGCTTATGGGCGTGATGTAGAAGAATTATTTGAACAACACGACAGAGAAACCAAATTAGCTGAACAATACGGCGTTTCAACAGCGTTTCAGCCATTTGGAGCGCAAACAACGCCTGTTGAACCAGAAATACAGGGCGATAGTGATGGATAAGCAGTTGAGGTGGGATCATTTGTTGGTGAATGATGAGCAAAATACAGACGTTGGGCGCACTCTCTACCGTCTATTTGTGTTAGGACTAAGGGTTTTTGCTGTTCTGCTAAGGATTAAATATGTCTGAAATACACAATAGAAAGACTAATTTTCCTACTTCTGGTGACGATCAGAAGATCAGTTTGCGTAATTCACAGTACAAACAGTTTGATTATGAGTACGTTTTAGATCTAAAAAATAATCATAAAAAGATCTGGAGCGCAGGCGGCAACATTCGCGGCAGTGACGCGTTTAGTTTATGGGGAAAAGCCAGGCAAGGATCTGAAACACAAGGCGTTTTAGATTGGATCAAAGAACGCGAAGCATGGGCCGCAAGACATAGCGTTAACGATGGCAATGCTTTTGTAGGAACAGACAAAGAACCTAACGTATCTAATGTGGCAGGCATTGTGGCCTTAATGAAATGGGGTGTAGTTAATCCCAAATTAGGTACTGGCGGTATGAAAAAAATCATCAATGAGCTTAAACGTAAGTTAGCTGATAGAGGTGAAACAGTTTTTATAGAGGAATCTATAGAAAGCGAGCTTAACGGCTCAAATTTAAAACTTAAATCCAAGGAGACAGATATGGATGAAAGAACGGAAGAACGTCACATCTTAGCTGTTGAGGAAGATGAAGATTCTTACAACGTGAAGTTTGCAAAAGCAGAAGTTGTCCAAGAAATTGAATCTAATTCATACGGCGATGATGAAGACGAAGAAAAGCGTTTTGATAAAGACGAAACGAACTACCGCTCCATTGATCTATCCAGGGCAGAAATGATTAATGAGGACAAAAGAACTGTCCGCATTGCTCTTTCTTCTGAGGAACCTGTGGAACGTAGTTTTGGAATGGAGGTGCTAGACCATTCCCCTGAGTCAGTTGATATGACTTGGGCGAGAAGCGGCAATATGCCTGTTTTACTGGACCATGATACGACCAGGCAAGTAGGTATTGTTGAGGATTTTAATTTAGACAGTGCTACCAATCGGACATTGGCAACGGTGCGTTTCGGGAGAAGCGAACTAGCACAAGAAACCTGGAACGATGTTTTGGACGGTATTAAGCGTTCAGTAAGTGTCGGCTACAGAATCAACTCTATGGTAAGGGATGAGTCTGCGGAAGATACAACCTATAGGGCCAACTGGACTCCTATGGAAGCAAGCCTAGTTTCATTACCTGCTGACACAAATCCTATGGTTGGTGTTGCCAGGTCAAAAGATAGCGCAGAGGTGGAAGCCCCTGTAGAGATAAACAATTCTATTAAGGAAAAGAAAATGGAAGAAAATAAAACTCCAGAAGTTGATTTAGAAGCTGTTAGATCTGAAACTGCTGTAAGCGTTAGATCTGAGGTTGCTAAAGAAGCAAAGGAAATACTTGCATTAGCTACTAAACACAACAAACGTGACTTAGCTGATGTATCAATAGCGGAAGGACATTCTTTAGAGCAATTTAGAGGGATCCTTCTTAATCAAATAGCAGACGATAAGCCACTAGAAACACCAGTAGCAGAAGTTGGACTAAACGACAGAGAAAGAAGCAGTTATTCTTTCTTAAACGCGATTAGAGCGGCTTCAAGCGGTGACTGGTCAAATGCAGGACTAGAAAGAGAGATCTCTAACGAAATCGCCGCTAGAACTGGTAAAGAAGCTAGAGGTTTCTACCTACCTATGGACATAGGTTGGGGACAAAGGGACCAAACTGTTGGAACTAACTCACAAGGTGGGTTCTTAAAAGGAACAGAACACCTGGCTAATGAGTTCATCGGTGAAGTCTATGCTAACTCAGTTGTTGCACAATTAGGCGGCAGAGTTATGACTGGTTTACAAGGTGACATAGCGATTCCTAAGCTATCTGCATCTGTAACTAACACAGCTTTTGTTGCTGAGGGATCTGCTCCAAGTGAAGGCGCGGCAACTTTCGCACAAGTCACAATGGCACCTAAGACTTTAGCTACATACGTTGACTACACAAGAAAACTAGCATTGCAATCAGATCCTTCTGTTGAGCAAATACTAAGAAATGACGTAGTTCAAACTATGGCTTCTAAAATAGACCAGGTTGCCTTAAATGGTGGTGGATCTAATGAGCCTTCTGGTATCTTGCAAGAATCAGACACTAACGTTGTTGCCATAGGTACTAACGGTGGTGCTGTTACTTACGCGAAGATTGTAGACATGGAAGCGGCTATAGCGGCTGACAATGCTCTAACTGGTACTTTGAATTTCGCAACTACTCCTGGCGTACAGGGTGCGATGAGACAAATACCAAGACAGTCATCAGGTGTAGAAGGTAACTTCATCCTAAACGATAGCAATTCTATCTTAGGACACAACGTAACTGTTTCAACTAACGTACCTAGCACACTAACTAAAGGATCTACATCTGGATCTTGTCATGCACTCATCCTGGGTGATTTTGCACAAGTAATGATGGGCTTCTGGTCAGGTGTAGACGTTGTCGTTGATAGTTCAACATTAAGCACCTCTGGCGGAACTAGAATTGCGTTCTTCCAGGATGTTGATGTTGCTGTGAGAATCCCTAACGCTTTCGCGGCGATTAAGGACATCACTGTTTAATTAATTTGATTTGAGGGGAGTTCGCTCCCCTCTTTCAAAGGAGAAAGCAATGGCACAAATAAAAATGGAACAGGATGCCTACATTAGAGGAATCATGCGTAAGAAAAATGACGTTGTAGAAGTGTCTTCTGCGGAAGCAAGACAATTTGTAAGCAACGGCACGGCAAGCGATGTTTCCGATAAACCAAAAAAGACAGCTACTAAAGCTGTCAAAAAGGCACCTAAGAAAAAGGCTAAGTAATGGTACTTGAATCAGCGTCAGATCTAGCAGGTTACTTTGACACAGATGCACATGGTGTAGCGGCCACTATCACTATAAACGGTAGCGGATCAAGCATTAATGTCATCTTAAACAAAGAATACTTTGCTATAGATCCTGGATTGGGCATGGAAGTAGAAGGAACACAACCTGTATGCACAGGTAGATCTACAGATATGACTAATGTAGAGATTGGCGACACGATTCAAATAAGTTCTGTTACTTACAACATTATTAATGTTCAGCCAGATGGCGTAGGTATAACAACGCTAATTTTAGAGGAGCAATAGTGTCACACGTCAGGCAACAACTTAGAGAAAGAGCGGCTACAACCCTTACAGGGTTAACCACTACTGGATCTAAAGTCTACCAATCAAGAATATATCCGCTTGGTAGTGCTAATTTGCCTGGTTTGTTGATCTATACGAAATCTGAGGATAGCGAAGCTGTAACTATGTCTGGGGCAAGAACTGTTTTAAGAAACTTATCTCTAGTCATAGAAGGCTATGTAAAAGCAGTCAGTAATTATGATGACACTGTCGATACGATAGCTAAAGAAGTAGAAACAGCAATGGGTAATGATGTCACGCTTAACGGCCTGGCTAAAAACTCTTTTTTGGAATCTACACAAATAGAATATGACGGCGAAGGTGAAAAACCTGTAGCTGTTGTATCGCTAACGTACAACGTGGAATACATGACTATAGAAAATGCACCACAAACGGCGGTGTAAGGAGTAGATATGGCAATTTTATATTCTCCAGATGGCAAAGATAGCATTGATGCACATATAGACCAGGTGGAGTATTTAAAAAGTAAAGGTTGGACTGAGGAGAAATCCAAGTCTGTTAGTAAAAAAAATAAAAATAGCGAGGAATAGAAATGGCAACTCACAGTGGAAAAAGTGGACTGGTCAAAAACGGTTCTAACACAGTAGCAGAGGTTCGCACATGGACTATCAATACAAATGCTGACGTTATAGAAGATACAGCTATGGGAGATACGGCAAGAACTTATCTTGCAGGTTTGACATCTGCTGATGCTTCAATAGACGTTTTTTGGGATGAGACTGATACAAATGGTCAGGTTGCATTAGCACCTGGAACATCTGTAACTTTAGTCTTATATCCTGAGGGCGCAGATTCAGGTGATGTGTACTACACTGGCACAGCAATCGTAACTTCAAAATCCATAACAGGATCTTTTGACGGTATGGTTGAAGCTAGTATAAGTGCTACCTACACAGGCGCAGTAACAACGTCATCGGTGTAAACCATGAGCGCAATAGATAGAGCGGTCGCCCACTTCAACGCTATAGAAATAAGATCTTTGAGCGTTGAAGAATGGGGCGATGAGAGTGGCCCATTAGTCATCTATGCAAAACCATTGACACTCAACGAAAGTCAAAAACTTTATAGGTTATCCAAAAATAACGAATTGGAACTGCTTGCCTATGCCCTTATTCACAAGGCGTTAGACGGCAACGGCGACAAAATGTTTACTATGGATGACAAGCACAAGCTATTGAACTCAGTTGATGTTGCAGTGCTAACAAAAGTTGGATCCTGGATCATGGGAACTGACGATATGGAGACTGCTGAAAAAAAATAAATGCTGATGCGGATTTATTCGCGCAATACGCATTGGCAGATAGATTGGGTAAAACCCTAGAGGAGTTAGGCGCGATAACAATAAACGAGTTTGTCGGTTGGATGGCATACATAAAAATATTAGAGGATAAAAAGAAAAGTGGATAAGTTTAAGATGGTGATAAGTGCGGTTGATAAGTTCAGCGCACCACTAAAAAAAGCTACCGCAATGATTGGCAAGCTAGGATCTGTAGCCGCAGGAGTTGGCAAGGGCTTAGGTAAAGTTGCAGTGGGCATCACTGCGGCTGTCGGTGCTATTTCTCTAGTAGTTGCTAAATATGTAAGTATGCTAGACAGCATTGGCAAAACGTCAGAGAAACTAGGAGTAGATCCTTTATTCTTACAAAAACTAAGGTTTGCGGCAGAGCAAACAGGTGTTCAGATTACAGCCTTAGATATGGGCCTGCAAAGGTTCATAAGAAGAACTGCGGAAGCCGCTAGGGGTACTGGAGAAGCAAAACAAGCACTTGCAGATCTCAACATCAGTTTATTTGATAGTGATGGCAAATTAAGAGATGTAGAAAGCGTACTTTTTGATGTTGCAGACGCTATACAAAATACCACTGATTCAGCAGAACAAGTAAGGCTAGCGTTTAAGTTCTTTGACTCAGAAGGTGTTGCCCTGGTGTCAACACTTAAAGAAGGATCTGAAGGTTTACGCAATTTCTTTGAAGAAGCTGAAAACTTAGGTTTGTTGATTAGCAGAGATACTATCAAAAAAGCTGAGCAATTCGCAGACAGTGTAAATCGTGTAAAAAAACAAATAAACGCTATAGCATCTGGAATTATAGGTGCTTTTTTACCTGCCTTAGATCAACTTTCTCTGAAACTTACGAACACACTTAAACAAGGCAGAGATGCAGATGGAACATTTGATGGCTTAGGTAAAACTATTGCGACCACTATGGTCAACGCCCTGGCTGATGCTATACGTGTGGTTGGCGAGTTTGGCGACATCCTGGAAGAAACTTTTGTAGGCATCAATAACGCCTTTGTTAATTTTCAATTAACAATGTTAGACGCATTAAACGCGATTCCATTAGTAACAATAGAAGCTGAAAGGTTTGCAGAGGTACAAGGTCAGTTAATGACTGCTACTGGTGCGGCAGGCAAAAAGGCTGACGAGTT